TCACGCATGAACGTACCCATCTGTGGCTTCTCTTTGTAGGCAACGCTGTTGTTAGCCAGCGCACGTTGCCCTTCGTTCTCCCACCACTGACCTGCTTTGGCATGACGCATCTGGTCATCATTGAGGTTAGACAGTGAGATGAGTGCGCTGCGCCGGACACCCCCGACGACAACAACCTCCCCAATCTTGCACATGAGGTCATGACATTCAATAGGGTATAGGCGACGACCTGCTGCCTTCTTGAACATGTCCACAGTAAACTGGAACAATTCCTCAAGTGGGGCTGGGCCACTTGCTCTACCACCAAAGGTCTTGAGACGTGCGCCAGCAGGGCGAACCTCTGACGTATCCCATTGGGGTACTTGTCCTGCGTACAGGAGTGACACGAGTTCACGCAGGGACTTGGCCCAGCCCGGACGAGAATCGCCAACCTTGATAACAGTATCTGTACTGTGCATATCTTCGTTGACGATTGGCAGCTTGTCCGTGTGATGACGTTCCACGGAGAAGCCTACACCAGTGCCACACATGAGGATGTACATCGTCTCGTCAAAGGCACGAGGATTATCCACAGGTACGTAGGAGCAGTTGTAACCGCCGACGTGGCACCGGTCTAGTGCGGGGCCAGCAGTCATCAATGCTCTCATGCTTGGCATGATGTCTTGGTTTAACACCGCCTCTTCAAGTTCTCCACGCAGTTCATCTGACAGGACGTACTTGTGCTTGGACTTGAGATGCTCTGTCATGTAATCAAAGTATCGTGCGACTGTCTCTCCCCATGTCTCACGACGCTGCTCATCTTCCTTCCATCGGGCATACCGGGATAGGGCAATGAAGTTCTGGTAGTCTGTTGGTAGATAATTGTTCATTGTGTCACTCCGTTAGTGTTTTTATATGTCTGATGTCGGCTCCATCCACGTCGTAGAAATACTCGCGGATACCATCCTCAATCTCTGCACCGACATCTTCATCAGCAGGGATTGGATATTCATCGGGGTCAATATCAATTGTAATGTATACCTTAACTCTCATCATAGAAGCCTTCCACTTCTGTAATCAGCTTGTCAAGATACCACCGTGCTTTCTTCAAGTCTTCTGTACCATTCTTGTAGCGATACCGCCACACATACTTCATGATGTTGCCTTGCAGGTAATACTCGTAGCCGTCACCTGTAGCTGCCTCAATGGCGTCAATGCACTCAATGCCTGTTTGATTGTAGTGCGGAGGACTGTTGACCATATCCAGTTTGTCGCTGATACGGTCAGCGGTGCCATTGATTTCCTCCATCATACGCATCTTCATGTAATCCTCGTGTCTCATGCTGAACCTCCTGTCTTGCTGTTGAATGTCAGGTGAACGACGTTACCGTCATACTCTTTCTCAACACCCAACTCCTGCTCTAGTTCTACATCAAAACCCTCCTCGTTGTCAACAACTTCCATGACATATGTATGCACGAGATTACGAATAGTCTCGTCTTGTTCCATGATAGGTACAGTAGAACATATCATCTTGCAGAAGTGCATAAGTTGGCTATAGCCTTCATCGTCAAGCGGATTATCTGGCTGTGCAATAATTGCAATATCAACCTCTCCTGTCCACATGCCGCCGCCAGCTACGCTTGGTCGTACACGGATGATAAAGTCCTCGTCTTGTAAACTCACATAATCTGACATACCTATCTCCTTTTCACTTTGGTTCCGTTAAACTTGATAAACTTAGGGTGCGTGTTCTTTCCCTTCTCTTTGAGCCAGTCTTCGGGAATGATGCGGTCATAGTATCTGAACCCGTACTTGATACACCATTCACCGTAGGTTGACTTGGCACCCTTGCGTAGCTTCCTCCTACTATTCTCGAACACAAAGCGAATGTCAAGTGCTGGGTGCTGCTTCTTGATTGCTAGATGCTTGCGCCTGTCAGCCGCTGTGAACATGCCCTTCGTCTCAATGATGATGCCGTTGTCCAGCACGAAGTCTGGAGTATAGGTGCGGTATGCAAGGTCTTCCCATTCAATCTTAACTTTCTCATAGTCGTACTTGACATTGAGTTCATTAAGATAAAGGGACAGCTTGTGTTCAAGTCCACTCTTATATCCATACTTCCGTGCTGCACGAAATTGTTTTGCGTTAGGCATATTCGTCAGCCAAACTCACATAGGCTACTGTCTTAGGCTGCTTCGCCTGTGAAGCCACAGCAGGACGTTCCTGTAGTCCGGGCCAGCAAGAAAAGCGATAACGACAGAAGCCACACTCTGTACCCAGCACAGTGTTGCCAGTAGGCTTACCACGGAATGTCTCAGGTACAGCATCAAAGCAACGCTTGAACTCATTTGCCTCGACTGCATCCGCTGTCTCCTTAATCTTGCTGACTTCCGCATCAACGTCAATGCCTGTAGCCGGTACGTACTTGAACTCGCCATTGGCCTTGTTCACAACCCACCATCCACCGGCACGTTTACCTGACGCCTTGGCGTAGCCAGCAAGCTGCGCCACATACCCGAAGGCATCTCCTTTCTTCAGTGTGTCGAAAGACTCAAACTTGTTAGTATATGACCAATTAGATGCTGACTTAACATCATCAACAGCACCGTCAATAACAATATCGTAGGTGCCAGAGACGGATGTATTCTCATCAAGGTCGAGTGTAACTTTCTCATCATCTTCATACTGTACTCCTGCTTCTTTGAGTAAGCCCTTGAAGACAGCCTCCACGATGTCTCCAATCATCATGTTCATCACGAATGTTGTTGGCAGGGGCAGTGCTTCCTCCGGCTTGTTCTTCTCAAACCAAAGCTGACAGGTTGGCCTACCTACGTTTGACATACGCAGACCAAACTTGTCACGCTTGTTGCCCCCACCAAACTGGCGTTCAAGTGCATTTATTACATCTTGACCTACTTGCTGGATGGTCTCCGCAGACATTGTGGACTTACCATTAGCAGCATTCTCCATGTATTGATGCAACGCCAGTTCAGCAGGGTGATTCATTACGCTACCTCTTCTACTTCAATGTCAACGATACCATCCACGATGGCCTCATCATCTTCGTCGTCGTGGGAGTTCGCTTTCGTTGCCCACGCATTGATGATGTACTCGTTGTAGTTGTTGACCCACTGCATAAAGTCACCAAACATACCTTGTTCCTTATCCGTAAGGTCAAGGGTCTTGGTCACATCAAGGGACACAACCGGCAGGTAGAACACTGCTCCTGTAGGAATCTTGCGTTCCTCTGTGTTGGCAGTGATAAGATGCTGCACAGGCAGACGCTTCATCTTAGCAAGCTGCGTAAACGCACCACCCACATTCTTGAAGGCATCACGATTGTCTATTTCCCAGATGAATGGAGTCTCATCCACATCCACAGGATTGCCAGAAGCGTCTGTGGCATTGACCAGTTCGACTGTGCCAAGCACCACCCGAACACGCTTAATCTGCTTGATAAGTTCCTGCGTCTTCTCAGGAAGAGCCTTGAAGTCTTGGATGTAGCCAGCAGGTTTACCGCAGTTGAACCCACCGTCATTATCCTTGAGGTCAATGTTCAGGTTATCAGCCATGACAGTCTTGACATAGCGATTGGGCTGGTCACCCATACCACGGACAAAACGCTTGTACATGAAGCGTTGCAGATACGGACGAATCTTCACCGACTCTGCGTAATACGTCGGGCCGTCAGGCACTTCCAGCTTGTAGGTACCGCCGTTGATTACTTCCATGTTTACGGTCTTGCCGTTCACCTCTGCCTCACCCATGATAGGTGAGTGATTGATACGTAGACGAGCAAGAGTGCTGGCTTGCTTACGCTCACCTGCAGTCTCGTTTGCAATGCCCATAGCCTTTGCCATTGCGGCATAGTTGTTAGTGTCAATAGTTGTCAGTTCCATGTGTTTTATACTCCTTCTTTCGAGTTAGAATCCATAGTTATATCACGACACATCTTTGGTGTCAAGCCAGTTGGGGCCAATTTTTGCCTCTAGTTCTAGTGGAACATTGAATACTAATCCCCAACGTATAGTAATCAAGTCAGGCAACTCCTTGTTAGTCTTATGTATTATGTCGATAACTCTCCTTTCCTCATCCGGGTGAATGTCAATGACGATTGAGTCATGAACAGTGTTTACCACACATGACCGCATACCGTCAAGCAGTTTATCAATGTGCAGCAAAGCCAGAGGCACAATGTCCGCAGTAGCGAATGACTGCACAGGATAGTTCTTTATCTGTGTGAAGTTGCTCACACGACCTCTTGCGTTACGCTTCACGTCAGGGAAGGCGAACTCACGACCAGAGGGCGTGGTAATCTTACCTGTAGCTATAGCCTCTTTAGCCAGTCGGGAATGCCAATCCCCGATACCTTGGTACTTCTCCGTGAAGTGCGTGTAGTATTCTGCCTCCGCTGCGGTTCTGCCGAAGCCCGTTGCTCCATATAGCGGCGCGAATGTATGCGCCTTCGCAGTCTGTCTGTCCGTAGACTGACCAGCATCGGTAATAACTTTAGCGGTGTATGAGTGTACATCAAATCCAGTAGATACTTCCTCAATTGCAACTCCATCCTGTGAGAGATAGGCAGCAGCACGGAACTCAAGCTGTGCAAAGTCTGCCTCCATAATCTTGCCACCGTCAAAGCGTGACACGAACACCTTCTTGACAGGGAATGTGCCGCCACGTGGCATGTTCTGCATGTTAGGGTCAGCACCACTGAACCTGCCAGTAGAAGTGCGGTGCTGTAGCAGACGCACATGCAGCTTACCGTCCTGCTTAGTGTGGATACGGATGCCATCTACGAAGGATGACAGGTAGGTATCAACAGCGGACAAGCGTCTGACTTTTGACAGGAAGTCAACAGCATCTGTCATTCCTTTCACACGTGCTGCCTTTTCCAGTACCTCAAGGTTCTGCTTGCTTGTGCTGAACCCATTGGCACTGGCCCACTTAGCTGATGGTGGCTTGAACTTTAGTCCAGCCAACTCTTTACCAGCCACAAGA